ATCAGTCATTTGATCTAAAACAGCAAACCTACCTGCAATTCTATCCATTGCCTGTTGTTGCGTTTCTTTTTTCTTTTTAGTCTTCTTGACTGGCATTACAGAAATGTAATCTTCTTTACTAGCAGGTTCAACACTAAGTGGTGAGTCAACTAAAATTCTAACTCTTTTAGCATTTGGTCCCATTAAAGAACTACCATCTACAGTAACAAAAGCACCTTTCTTACCAAAGGTTAAGGGTTTTACTACTGGGAATACCGCATCTTTAATAGGTGCATTACGGTAAGTACCTTTTTTTATTTTTACAAAGTTTTCCATTTTTCCTCCCACGGATTAATTTAACTTATAAAACTATTATAACAAATTTTAAGTATTTGTCAACCTTCTATTAAGAAAAAATTGAGATTAAAATTAAAATTCCTAATACAACACCAAAGAATTCTCCAATACCTTGCGATGCTAGATCAAATATTTCACTAAAAGTCCAAACTATAGAACCTATTATTCCTAGTGTTGCTAAAAATGTTATCATATATTACTCCTATTTCCTAACTAACTATATATAGTATAGCATTTTTTGGAGTATTGTCAACCTTTTTATTGATTTATTAGGAGGGATTGATTGTGTTTTAAAATGGGCATCATGTCCCAATACATTTCATGTAGTTCTTCTATAGGTTTGTCATTAAGTTCTTTAATAACATCAGTAAACATATCTACTTTCTTTTTGGGGTCTGTTTCATTATCGTAATCTTCGTTCCAATAATTACTAAATGTTTTATAACCCATACCTTTAAGATGGTCTAAGGTGCCCGTACAACAATAAATTAGTTGTGGGTGTAAGTTTAGCATAGGACGAGTTGTTTTTTCTGTTATAAACATTTCTGTATGAAAAGGTTTCAAATAATTATTTAATTTTTCATCACTAAATTGATCTGCTAATGTATAACATTCTGAACTTTCAGTTGTAACAGTAAAATAAGAGTTCTCATATACATACCTGTAATCACCTACTTTATTCCAATCTCCACCGTCATCACCTGTCCAATCTATTACTTCAAATAAAGTATCAAATGCTGTTTGCCAATCACCTTTAATATCGCATTGTATAGGTAAAAGATCTAAAAGTTCTTGTGGTATAGAAAATTGTTCCATAGTATCTACATCTTTATAGTAATGAAAACTTGTTAATTTATCTGTTTCTATTAATCCTTTTTCCCACATTGACAACATAAACCTTTGCCTATGAGGTAACATATTTCTGTTGAAACAATTAAATTTATGCTTTCTTATTTCTGTAGGTGGCTCAATAGTAAATTTTAAATTATCATAATATCTTTTGTTTTTACCATATAATTCAAAACCAAAATGCTCATAACCACATTTAAACTTGCTATCATTAGGAGCATGTAAAGAATGCCATTTATTATATGAACTTTCTACTGTAGAACTTCCTGATAGAAACGTAATGTTTTCTAATGGTATATCATATTTTTTTGCAAATTTATGTATTGTGCCTGCCCAATACTCACCATTAACTAACCATAAGGTACCTTCACTGGTGTACCTAAAGATAATATCTATTTCTTTAGATTGTTTTGGATTTGCTTTTAATTTATCTGTAAGATCTTTTGTTAAGGTAACTGTGAAGTCTTCAAAACTTTCTTTTGATCTTTCTTCACAATTCTGTAAATTGAATTCGTAGACTAGTCTATCACTATGTCTTCCATTCCTGCTGTTCTCAATCTCGTTATGTGTCCTATCTGCCATTGCTTTGTGTCCAATCCTTTCATTATGCCTAAGTATTTATTTCGTAAAAGGCTGAATTGGTTTACAAGGTGAGTTAGATCTATAACTGATTGTTCACCATCTACAAACTTATCTGCATCTCTACTGCTCAAAGTTCTATTATAGTTTTCTAAATATTTACGGAATGTTTTAGAACGTTCTCTGCGAAGTTCTATATTTAAATGTTCGAGTATTGCTTCAATCTCTTGTAGTTGATTGAAGCGAAACTCTGTCAGACCGGGTAGGGAGGCGGAGGCTTTCTCCAGACTCCCTTTGATCTTGACTTCCCATCTGGCTTCGTTCAATTCCTTTTCGTAATACTCGATTGCCGGAACTATATTACCTAAGTCTTGAACAATTTTATTATAATGGGTAGCCATTAATTATTCCCAATCCTCTTCGTCATCATCTTTTAAACCGAATTCAAAATGACTAATTAGTGCTGTCTTCATTACTGAATCAAACTGGTTAAGTGCATCTTCTACTTCTGATATATCTAACATATCATCAAATGTTCTTACAATTTCTTCAGCAACATGAAGTCTTTCTTTTACTGAAATGTATGGTTTAATACTATCCCATACATTATAAAGTAATTCAGTTTCAGGATTCATCTGAATATTCCTCCATTTCTGGCTCTAATACTTCTGGTTCAATATCTTCTGGCACATCTTCTTGTGCTATAGGATTTTGACCCCATTCATCTAAAATTACTTGAAGTTTATCATCAGTCCAACCTTTTCTGAACTCTTTGATTTCCTCACCAGTAACTGGTGATACATAAGAAAGTTTGTTACCCGCTTTAACCACAATGCCTTTTGCTTCTAACATTTCTAACATACCACTATAAGGGTCCATTCCTGTTTCATATGGAATCTTGATTTGCACACCTTCAAAAGGTTTGCTATATCTGGACTTCATAACTTTACAGGCGGCTCTTATACCTTGTACTGTAGATGTTTTGTTTCCATCCTCGTCTTCTTTTAATTTTAGTTTCTTAATTGCTACAACAATACTACTTGCATATATAAAACCCTGCCCGCCTGATATTTTATCATCAGGGTCAAACATGTCTTGTGATGCATAAGTATGGTTTGTTGCGACAATACCTATTGGAAAGGGTGCTATTTGGTTAACTGTGTTTCTAACTAAAGACGCCAATGCCTTTGGTTTTCTACCCATATCTCCTTTCATATCACCTTTCTCAAATTGTGTTACGTCTGTAGGCGTTAATAACATACCTAAACTATCAATCACAAATAATAACTTAGGCATTTCTTCGTAAGGAAGATCTCCATAGTTATTTTTATAATCTTTCATAAATTCACTTATTGCTTTAGCAACATCGTCAATCATTGAAACACTAATTTTTAATAGTTTTTCTGGTGACGTATCTACATCTAATGCCTGTAGCCATTGTTCATCCAATGCATTTTCAGAGTCAAATAATACTACTTGGCATCCTTTATCTTGTGCATTTTTTACAATGTTTCCAGAACATATAAACGATTTACCAGAACCTGATTCACCTGCAAATACACTAACTTTACCTAGTGGGATACCTCCATTGAAGTCCCCACTTATTAGGTAGTCTAATGTTTTGTTACCAGTGCTGATCCAATCCTTTGGGTCATGGAAACCAGCACTAATACCTGAAATGCTTTTAGTTAAACCGGTTCTGAACTTTGTTAAGTCAAATGGTTTTTGCATAATTTCTCCTTAAGACTGACGGTTACGAATCATTGCAAGAATGTCATCTGCTGATTTTTTACCAGTATCTGCTTCTGCTGTTGCAGGTGCAGGTGCAGGTGTTGTTTCAGCAACAGGTTCAGTTACAGTTGCTTCTGCTTGTGCAGGAGCAGTTACAGGAGCCACACTCTCTGTTGCAGGCTGTTGTACTGCTGGAGCAGGTTGAGCCGATGCCACTGTTGATTGTGTGCTTGTTCCTGTATCAAGTCCATAGGGTTTGAAAAAGTTACCCCACCTTGCAGGGTCATATAATTCACCATCTACACTTGCCTGGAACATTTCTGCTATTGCTTGAACACCGTCTGCTGTTGGTTTAGCAGGAAGAAATTCATTTAAATTAAATAGTCCAAAATTATCAATTGCCGCAAGTTGTTCTTCAGTAAGAGAACTTTCTTTTCTTGCCCACTTACTTGTAGAATAGTCTGCGTATTGACCTTTTGTAGTTTTTGCTAAACGGAAATCAGTACCTGCAACATAGTCTGTTGGGAGGTTTTCCATTTCTGGGTCCATAAGTGCTGATTTGATTATGTTAAATATTTGAGGACCAATTACAAATCTTCTAATTGGATTCTCTGGTGCAGTTTCATCTAAAGGATTTTCATTTACAAACCCTTGGAAGATGTAACTTCTTTTTTTCCAATACTTTCTGCCCATGTCTTCTAAACTTGGATCTTTAAACCAAGGACGTACCTCAGTTAATACTGGACAATTTTCACCAAACATTTCCATACAAGGAACTTGTACAGTAGTTGGTTTTTGATCGCCGCCTACAACTCCAGGGAATGTAAGTCTGATCATTTGTCGTTCAACCCAAAAGAACGTGTTGTTTGGATCTGAGTCAGGTAAGAACCTTAGTAAAGTACTACTACCTTCGTCTATGTTCCAAAATGGGTATATTGCGTTATCGCTTTGAGCTTGGGAATTACCTTTGGAATTGCTTTCCATTGATTGTAATTTTGCTCTTATTTCTGCTAATGAGGCCATGATATTTTCTCCTATATTTGCCATGTTCGTAATACCTTCTGTGTTTAGGGTATTACTATTTTTCTATTATAATGCCAAGATGTAAAAAAGTCAACACCTTTTTACAACTATTGGTAAATTATTTTACCAACAAATTTATTTATCTATAAAGTACTATATTACTCTACAAATTGGTCAATAAATGCTTCATATGACTCTTCAACGTCAACAGGAGCAGTTTTTACATTGTGCTGACCTGCACTTAGTAAACAACTTTTAATAGTACCATATTCGAATTGGTTAAGTTGCCCACCAGCACTAATTTTACTACTAATGCTATGTAAATAATTTGACAATGTATTGTCTTCTGCTGAGTAACCTAATTGGCTAACTTGATACCCAAGTTTACCATGTGGTGTATCAAAATCAACAATATCATTTTCACTCAATAAATCTTTGATATTTGCAAAAGTTTCTGATTCTACTGCCTTAACAATTTTATTTTCAAAACTTTGTTTTCTACTCGTCATTGCTTTTAGGCTATCCATAACGTTTGCAACTTTTTCATCAAAATGTGTTTCTGTAAATTTGCTTTCTAAATCTATATCATCTTGTAGTATTTCTACATTATTATAATTTAATACTGATTCTACTGCGTTTGAATAACTCTTGACGCCGCTTAATCTTTTTAAATTTGTTTTAATATCATTAATGTTTTCTATTGCCATAGTTACAAATTCTTCATTTGTTTCATTTACTAGATTTGCTTTTCTAACATAATTTACAAATTCTTTTAATTTTTTAAACTCTCTTGACATTTCTGTAATTGCTTCACCTATTTCGTCAAAAGTTTCTCCGCCATTGTGCAAATGCCTTGCCATTGCTCTTGCGGCTGACAAATTGTTTTCTGCCATCTTGAATTTCTCTTCTCCACGTTGTATTAATATACTGTGGATGTTTCTGCCTCTAGCACCACGTACTTCTTCGTTTACTTCTTTATTATGTCTAACAATTATTTTTACATTGTCTGCTAGTGGTTGATAACTGGACTTTCTGCTACCAGTCATTTTACCTAAACTTGCTTCAGTAACACTTTCTTTATTCTGTTGTTTTTTAATTGCCTTCATATGTCTCATGTATTTGTCATAAGGTGTTTCATCCTTAGATATTTTTTCTATATCTTTTTGTTGTGAAGGGCCTTTGCTTTTTAGCATTCTGTCTGCCAAATCTTTTTCAGTAGATTTGCTGTAAGGTACTGCTGGTGCTTTACCGTCTTTGCCTAATTCTTCAGATACATACCTTTTAAAATCACTTACATATATTTCATGTCTTTGACTTACAATGTTTGATTTTGGTTTGTCACTTGAAGTTTTCATTTCCCAATCATAATAATCTTGGAAACTTAACGGAGTGTGATCACTATAGCCAGGCATCATGCCAACACTCGTTTGGAAAGATACTATTTTCTTTTCTTCTAAATCTACACTAGCATTTACAGTTTGATTGTTTTGCGATACCGATAAACCTTGATCTCTTTTACCTGCAACATAATCTGCTAGTATTTTACCACCATATATAGCGGCGGCTACACCTGCCGCTGGTATACCATATTTTGCTATAATAGGGCCTGCTTTTTTAATTGTTTCTGGAGTAAAAGCATTTCCAACTGCTTTACCTAACCAACTTATTGCACCTTGTGTGGTATCTAATTCACCATCGATTGCGTCAGCGGCAATAGTTGTTGTTATAGGTCTTTTTGCACCTTGTTTTAAAATTTGTCCTAAAAGTCTTACGCCGGCGTAAATAGGATTTTCATTTAGATTTTGTTCTTCAGTTACAATTTTACCATCATCACAATGCTCACAACCTTTTGCATCACAGTCTTTACAAAGTTCACATTTGCAATCTGACATATCTTTGTCACATGCTGTACATTTATCTTTAGTATTTTCTTCTAAGCCTGATAGGCGTCTTAATATATTTAATTCTTCATTCATATCAATCTCTTGTCTACGAGCAACGTCTATTTCTTCTCCTTTAGGTTTTAACTGTTTGTCAAATACTCTAAAGTCAAAAGACAATAAACTATCTTGTGCTAATTCTTTTAATAGATTTCTTAAATTATGATTTGCAAAATCTTCACTGGTTTGCATTGATATTTCTTTTTCCATGTCATCTACTCTAACTAAAACATTAGGTTCATCACAGACAAATCTTGTACCCTCTTGTGGGTCAATTACAATTTTACCTTCTTTATTAAAAGACCTTATATTCAATCCATGTCCTTTTAATAAATTAAATATTTTTTCTGAAATATCTTTATAATTTGTTGCCATACAAGTATTTATCAGATTATGCCAATTGGCATAGGATCATCATAGTCATCATCGCCACCAGTAGAATAAAGCGAATCTACACCCAAACTGTTATTGACTGCATCATATACTTCGTCTTCAAACGTACTTACATAATCTATTACTCTAACAGCAATCATCATACTCATTACCAAGTCATCTGAGTCACCTGGTCTGGCCGCAAAACTATTACCCTTTGCAACAAAATTTTTAAATTCTGATAAACAAGCCTTACTATTAATAATAAGTTTATCGTTTTCTATAAGTCTTTTCATGTTTATACATGATTCCACTTTAACTTTATGTGTTGTGTGGAAGCCACGTCTACCTGTTTTACCTTGTATTCTTTTAGGTTCGTGTAGAAAGTCACCAGGAAAAGCATCTTCTCCAGTGTCTCTGATTACCACAAGTGCGGCCTCTCCAATTGCATTGTTTTCAACTGTCCAATATATAGTATGAGCACCTTGTTCCTTTATAAAATGCATTACTTCTAACATGACCTTTATCTGCCCTTCTATAGGCGTTTTGTTATGGCACCATTCGCCTACCTGTATCATAGAGGGAAGTTCCACAATCTGTATAGCGGCATTATCGCCGCCTGTTCCTGTACTTGGATCTAGTGTTACCACATAGATGTGTTCTGGACTAGGATACTTGAACCAACGTACATGACCCATTTTCATAATTGGATCTTTACCTGTAAGTTCTAATAGTTTTAATTGATTGATGAGTGTTTCATCATAGATAACAAATTCACATTCGTGTTCACGTTTAAAACGTTCTGTACCTATTCTACCTCTTTCTTCTATTGCCCAGTTGGCATCTCTATCAGGATGTTCGTCCCATTTT